GGGGCCTGCATCACAAGCGGAGCCGCCTGCTGGAACAAGCCGCCCACGCTGGTCACAAACTCAATGCGGCGCTGCTTCTCTGCGTCTTCATCGGGCTGGATCGTGCTATCGGTCTCGATCTCAATCACAAAGCCGCGAGCACGATCATTGCGAAGGAAGGCCACCACCTCCTCGAACGATGGCCGCTTCAGAATGCTGGCAACCTCTTTCGGGAGGGGCTGCTGCATCTGCTGAGCCTGAGCCGCGAGCATTTCCGCTTGCTGCTTCTGTTGAGCATTGGGCAGCGTCACCTGGGCCATTTCAAGCAGGGTTTCCGGCTCAAAATGCTCGGCAATGATCTCGCCTGTAATGCGAGTCATATCCCGCGCAAGACGCGCAATTTCCGCCTGTCGTTCGCGAATGCGCATGGAGCCCCATTGGCTCTTCAACTGCTGCGCGCCCATTGTTTCATTCGGGTCGCTTTGCCCGCGGACAATGTCGCTGATGCCCGTGATCTGATACACGTCCTCGATCACGACGCGGCGAAGGGCAACCAACTCGCGAACGAGCGCCACCGCTTCTGCAATCGGCACCCAAACGATGCTGTCCTTGAATGAGCTGCCACCCAAGGCCGCGAAGCTGCTGATGGGGACAAGAAGCGCCCGATCGTCCTGCGACTTCATGGCGACTTCAATCGCCGTCGCAACATCACCCGTGCCAGCCGCATAGAAGCCACGAAGCTTCAGGCTTTCCGATACCGCCGCGATGCGCGCTGTGTATTCGTTGATTTCCTCGATCTGATCTTTGTATTGTTTGATCTCGGGGACCGGGACAAGCGATTTAGGCTCAAGCGTGGCAAGGGCCGGCTTGGGGCATGGCCAGAAGCCCACAAGGTCGAACATCGGGTCTTGCTCATCAAGGATTTGTTCAAAATCCTCGGCAACCCAATAGACCTTGCGAGAGGTCTTGCACCAAATCTCCCAAACTGGCGCGCAATCGTCTTTCTTTTCAATCGCGCTGTTTTCATCCTGCTTTTTCAGCGCGACTTTCTTAAACGCATCACCAAACCGCTGGACGCCCGATTCTCGATTCAGCCACGCGCGACGGGCAACCCATGTCACCTCACGCCATACCGGCTTCAGTTCGTGGGCGAAGTCCTTATGCCCAACAAAATCATATTCAATCGCGTTGCCATTGACCATGCGGACCCATGCGGTCCCCCGGCCATAGCGGAGATATTCGTCGCGCACCTGTCGCAAAAGGTCGTCAATATCAGCCTGCTCGAATGTCGTGACAAGCGTGCGCTCCAAAGCCTCGGAAGCCTCGCGCGCAATCGGGTTGCTGTCCTTGAAGCGAGGAGCAACCACCGGAGCCGGGGGCCGCGCATAGGTAGCAGGCCGCAAGACCTCGAGATTCGCCCAGAAGATCGCATATTCACGCTCTGTCGTGTCAGCGCGATCCTTGCGGGAATAGTGCTTATCGACGTTCTCGCAAGCCTTATACCAATCCAGCCATACAGACGCGCTTTTGGCTGCGCCCGGAGCAGCCTCCGTCGCGTTGCTGTAGCTGTCCATCATTCTACCTCAGAACTTAAAATCTACTGTGCATCGGGAAAATTGGACTGGGACTATTTTTTCGATGCGGGGACAGCCAAAAGGAACAGCGTGGTCATTCCACCCGGCCACAAGATCAGCAGCGATTTCAGCCGCAGTGCCACTTTTTTTCGTGGAAACGCCGAAAGCGGAAAAATATCCCTCACTGTCTACTTCCTGCGAGGCCAAGTGAACCGAGCCACCTACCTCATTTTCGATTACGCGGATTTTTGATAAATCGTAAAAATCGCGCAATATGCCGGTCACGTCTTTTGTGGTTGTCATATCTTGATCCTTACGCCTCGTGGTGCTTCAGGCGGGCCGTGCAGAATAACCGAGCCCAAGGGCTGGGGCTTCTTGACGGGCTTTGGCGGGCCGCACAATGCGCACGCCATCGGGGAGCATGCCCAAATGGGCGATGATGCTTTCGGTTGCGTTCATATCTTGATCCTTACGCCTCGCGGTGCTTCAGGCGGGCCTTGCAGAATAACCGAGCCCAAGGGCTGGGGCTTCTTGACGGGCTTTGGCGGGGCAACCATGTCGCGATACGCAATCGCCATATAGCGAGCGGCGTCGGCGCTGTGGCTTGTCCAATCGTGCCGGGGCGTGTTCTTGAACGCCTTGGTCTTTTCGTCAAAGTCCGTGCGGTATTGGCGAAGCGCCTCCAGCCCGTGCTTGGTAGCTTCAGCATCAAACCGAATACGCGGGAACATCACGCGAAGTGCGTTAATCCCGTCTTCAACCGTGTGAGCAGGCACAAGCTGAGGCTTTCGACCAAGGCTGATCAACGTCTCAACGCGAGTGCGCCCGGTTCCAAGCTCTCGCGCCTTTGCATCGTGCGGAACGAAGTCCAGCCCGTAGCGATAGCCAAGGGCGGACAGTTCGCCCACATAATGCGGCAGAGCCTTGCCGTGGTCCTCGATATGTCCAATGACGCGAAGCCCATCAGGAGCCGCCTGCCATAGCCAGATGGCCGTGCTGTCCCCGATGCCCAAGTCCCATGCCGTATGCACAGGCAAAAGGGGATCAAGCGGGAACATGCCAACGCGCCCTTCGCGCTCGGCGCGGGCGATGTCTGAGCCGTAGTAGGCTCCGAGAATCGCAGCATCGAAAGAACATTCGAACTCCTGGGCATATTGCTCAGGCGTCATGTCCTTGGCCGCGTCATCCAACTCGGTCTGCTTGACCAAGCCGCTTTCAGAAGCCTTCAACATCATGGCGAACCACGATGGATCGTCTTGCGCTAGTCCCCAAATGCGGAAAAACTCGTTTCGCCCTTTTGGCGTGCCGATAAAGACCGCCCATCCCTCGCGGTCCGCCAAGGCAGGGCGAATAACCTCCGTCCATGCAGCAGGCGGCATGTCGGCATACTCATCCAGAACAACGCCATCCAGATACACGCCGCGCATGCGGTCGTAATTGTCAGCGCCATAAAGCCGGATGCGCGCGCCGTTGGGCAAATCCACCCGAAGCTCCGCCTCGTTGAACTTCACGCCATCAATCGGCGCTGTGAAGCGCTTGAGATAGCCCCAGGCTACGTCCTTGGCCTGCACATAGAACGGCGCGACATAAGCAAAGCGCGGGTCTGGATTCTGGCAGCGGAGAGCCGCATCAATCAAGTCAGCGACACAAGCCACTGTCTTGCCGGCGCGGCGATGGGCTACCAGACAAGCCCAACGCTCTTTTCGCATATGGAAGGAGACAAAAGGCTTTCGAGCCTCATAGCCTAAGCTAATCGCTGGCACGGGGAACGCCCGTTACAATCTGGATGGATACCGCGCCACCACCCTCGCCTGACATTTGAACAGCGCTCAAGTCTGGAATTGCCTTTTTGAGCAACACCTCGATTGACCGCACCTGAGCAGGGGTTAACTCAACTTTCCCAAACGCATGATCATGCAGGCGGTTAAGAAGCTGACTAGCTTGGATTTTGGCCCTCACTTCGTCAGGGTGCCAAAGCTGTTTCCTAGCTGCCATTCCTCATTCGCGACCGGTCTGAGCGGTCGCGCCTCACGTTTCTCTGTCCTGCTTTTCTTTTTCGCAATAGCGCCTGAAATGCGAAACGACATCCTCGTCTTCAAGAAGGTCGTCCCACAGCGCCATGTAGCGGGTATAGCTATCCGAAGCGGGCGCTGGCCTTGAGTCTAGCCAGTCCTGCTTGTCCTCGAACTCTTCGCGGGAAGACCAAAAGCGCTTCCACTCTTCCGGCGTGCCGCACTCGCGCTCATCTTGCTTAGCCACCTTTATTGCGGCCATGAGATCACCCCTTAGGTTCCAAAAACGATTTTCCGGTAATCATCATTGACCCTGACGAGGAATGAATTGGTTCGTCCGATGGACACAAATTCCGCAATCGCGTCTCGCCAGACATCGAATAGGGTTTCGCCGTCAATCGGACGGTTTATGCGCCAATCGAAATCATGCCGCGAGAGGGGGGAACCTTCTTCAATGTCTCGGATGACAACGCATAAAACCGTGCCGTCTTTTATCGACCTGATTTCATCGCCAGTTTTTAATATGGCCATGAGATCACCTCTCGTTAAAATGAAAACGCGTCGATGCCTGCCTACAGGCTTGGCGGCTGGCAGGATATTGCTTGCGCATTGCCCCTTGCCGACACGCGGAAAGAAGCCCCGGAAGCCTCTCTAGCGTCTGCCACCAACTTGGAGCCCGGTGCAGGAATTGAACCCGCAACCTACGCCTTACAAAGGGGTTGCTCTACCAGTTGAGCTAACCGGGCCAAATTGAAAACTGGCCTCGTCTCCGGGGCCGAATGCTAACCCTACACATGGCAGGGAAGACTTTGGCGCATCGCATATGTTAGCGACTGACAAGGGGCGATCCCGATCTATCCAGCCCCTATGCGCTCTCACCGTCCAATCGGTCTAGACTGCGATCCGGCTAGGCTGCAAAAGCAGCGCGCCAAACTGCTTCAACGCGGGTCCGGTCAATCCAGAAGTCACCGAACCTAGTCGCACCGGAATACTGGCTTACCGGGCTTTAGCTGCACACGTCACCGTGGCGCACGCGTTGAACTGTTTTGGTGCGGATCAGTGCGAACCCCCAAGGCCCTTGCCAATCCGCGCCAAGCTTGTTGCCACCATCGTGGCGAATTGGAACGCCGTTTTTAACGAGGGGCGCACCTCGCATGGCCTTTTCAGCTGGCCGGCCACGATATATGACGCCTCGCTTACACACTGCGCCTAGCCTCAATTTCACGAATATCGAATCACCGCGCGTGATGCAAGAGCCTTTATCGGGGCGCAACAAGTTATTCACAGCCTCGTCAGTCCAAAGTGACGCACCAGGATATTCGCCCCGCATCGAATGCCACCAAGGTCTTTCCGGCCTAGC